TCGGTCATCAAGTAATTAAGATAAGACTGTACTCTTTCTGCTTGTTTGGCTTTTTCATCTGTTATGTCACCGACAATGGTGGTTTTTGCAGGCCCAGTAGCAGGGAAAACTTCCATAATCGTTTGAGATTGAAACCTTACAACCGCTTCAGCGAGCATTGGATGAAATACTCCGCAAGCTCCATTCCAAGGCGTTGTTCTGTTTTCAAACTTCATGCCCATCAGGTCGAGTCCTTTAATATAGGACTCTTCCCAGTCATGACGGCTTTCTTTATCTCCGTCATAGAGATGCACTAATTCACTCCCAAGCCGATCCAGCTCAGGCTCATCCATAAAATCCACAAGGTTGTCGTAATGGCCCGGAGTGTCAGTTTCCTGATCAAAGTCCATTTCAAATTCCATGTCATCTGTAGACACAGAAATAGAGTCAGGATTTTCCACCTCAATGACTAATTCATCGGCAGGTGGCGTTGCTCCATTTGTGTAAAACGCTTTTTCAATAGCCACTAAGTATTAGTCCTAAAGTTTCCGCCTCTAGTTGCAGCGCCCATGCCACGAGCTTTTATAGTCTTAGTCTTGGGAGCGCCATCAGGAATGTTGACAGCCGTTGTAGAAGCCGCTCTTCCGCCCTTTGCTAACAAAACATTCTGTCCCATTGCCATTCTCTTATGCTGAGGAATCAACATATTAGACTGTCTTTGAGTGCTGGGCTTGGGCGTTTTTCCGCCAGTCTTCATTCCCATACCGACTGCTTCGCCTCTAAGTCTACGCATTTCATCGCGGGCATTACGCTCACGAGAGCCAACACGAGATTCTTGGCTTTTCTTGTCTCTGCGCTCAGCAGCATCATGAGGACGGCGAGCTTTCACTCTACGCATTTCTTGGGCTGCATTATCTTGGACACCAATAACTCTGGCTTCTTCGTCACGAAGGTTTCGTCTTTTGCTCATATCAATTTGACTCCTTTCTTGCGGGGAACTCTTCCGCCTGTTTTAAGGTTAACATAACCACCTCTTCTAAAAGGGACCAAAGGGGCTTCTAAAAAACCGGGTCTTTGAGTAGTAGGAAACCAAGGGTTTGGAGCCGATTGACGCTGAGGCGCTGCTCCTCCAAAGGCTGGTGGTTGTGGCATTTGTTGTGGGCTTACTGGTGCTTGTTGATGAGGAAATTGAAAAGGAGAAAAACCCCGTTGTCTAGTCGGTATCTGGCTTGGCGTTAACATTCCAGCCAACGCTTGCGGGGAATTCATTTGTTGCTGTGGTATTTGCTGTGGTATTTGCTGTGGTATTTGCTGTGAGGGCATCTGAGATGGTGCTGTCCCCCATTGCTGTGGTAATGGAGTTCCTGTTTGATCAGGGGCATAGCGACTGCCCGCTGGATACCCGACCCTATTACGAGCCGTCGGTCTTTGAACCGGATCAGGTAAAGGCTGTAAAGTCCGTGGAGGCTCGCCGGGTCGTGGCATGGCAAAAGTTGGGCCTCTAGCTTGCATAGCCATAGCCGCTGCTCTCTGCCTTTGCTGTTGTAACATTGCTTGGCTAGGGTCCATCACTCCCGGCCCCGGCATTAGCTGCTGTCCCTGCCTACCTGCAAACGCAGAATTTGATCCAAGTCTATTCTGACGCGCAGTTACAGTAGGCGCTCTCGCTACTTGCTGCTGCATTAATCTTGGGTCCATTCTTGGGTCTATCCGTGGTTCCAGTCTGGGGTCGGCTATACCGCCCCCAACTTGATAACGTGCTACTCCGCCCTGTCTATAAGGCTTCTTAACTGCCTTACCGGGCCTTCTTCCAGTACTATTAAATTTACTGGGCATATCTCACCTCAATGGGTTAGGGGTTTAAATAAGAGTCTAGCGGTTTGTCTAATACCCAAGCCGTCAATACAGCCTCGCAGCGCAGGCGTGAGTCAGAATTTACACTTAAATTTCGCCACGGAGGGCAACCATCATCAAAAAAACAACCTGATTCTTTAGAAACAGCTTTTCTTGATGCCATGATTTCATGATTGCGGTTTTTTAAATATTCTTTGCCATCATGGATTTCTATACCATAAGGCAGTATATGCCGCATCCGTGTCCTGCTTTTCTCGGATACAGTTAGCGCACCCTTTAAGTCTTTATAGTTATGAGGTATTTCGTTAACGTCTAGTAAGTCGTCATGCTTGTAGGTTTCTGGAGCTTCATGCATTGGCTAGTGTTTCCTTTTATCTGCTTCAAGCCGTTCACGAGCCGCTCTTTCTAGGTCGGCCATATCAATCATGGGTGTATTGTCGGATTGATCTTTAAGACGCAACGCTATTTCGTCTATTCTTTCTTCCACCTCATCGGTGAAATAGGGGTTTAAGTTTTTGCAATCATTCCCAAGCCGCAATTGCCGTTTATAATGTTTCTGGAAAGCAATCGTATCTTGCAAGTAATCAATGTCGGCAGGGCTAATGCGTGTAGTTACTTGTTTTTTAAAATGCTCTTCGTTATCCATCGTGTTTCCTTTTTACTCTTAACTTTGGATCGGCATCTTTACGCTGATAAACCGTTGCCGCCACACCATTGCCAAGTTCGGTGGTTTTAGCTTCTAAGTCACCGCCGCTAAGCATGGTTTTATTAAAATCTTTAATAAACTTCTCATACTCTTCGTCAGTCATAGTGTGATCCTGTTAGTGGGTGGGAGCGGCTACTTGCAGGGTTCCGATAGATTAACCCGTGGAATTGCACCACTATTACACTCCCGTAAACTTAGTAATAATCTGCCGTTCTAGGCATATGAACCTCTTCGGGTTCATCAGAGGAAAGCCTGATAAAGCCCCCTTTTCTAAATCTAATTAACGCTTGTGTAGAAGAATCTACCAAGTCATCGTGTTCACCCACGGGGAAAGCGGCAAATTCATCCATCACTTCTTCAGCAAAGCGGGTTTCAGGACACCATACCATTCCAGAGGCAAATAAATCAGCCACTGAATTAACTCTCGCCACCTTATCATTTCCTCGTGAAGGGGTAAATTCTGATACCGGAATACCCATTGCGCGCAATTCAAAGATTAGCGGCATACCTGTTGCCTTTCCTTCCACGATAAACGCATCAGGTTGGGTCTCAAGATACATTTTATGAGCCACTTTTTTAAGTTCGGGGAATTCCAGTCTTTCTTTGTAGGCATCTAAAAGAATAATGTTGGCAGTCGTTTCGCCATCTTCATTGGGAATATAGAAAACTCCCCATGTAGTACAGGCAGAATAGTCTGATCGTTGGGTCTTGAGAAAGGCGGTATCCCAAGACTGTATAACAAATTCGCATTGTGGCGGGCTTTCCTTATCCCATATCTGCCACCAATCTCTTTTTACCAGCGCCCCTTCCTCAGAAGTGGGGTTTTGCTGATATTGAGCCATCCACTTAGAAGCAGGCAACTCACTGCGTAAAGCAACTAATTCATTGAGACTCCAGAACTGGGGCCATAAAGCCTTCTCGTCAGACTGATTTTCATTAAAAACAGCAGGAAATTCAATAACTTCCCACTCATCCATCCCTTCTCTTTGGGTGGCAGTCTTTATAATCTTCCCGGTTAAGTCACGCATATGCCATCGTGTCATCACGATAACTATGGCTCCTCCGGGTTGTAAACGCTGGCGAGGGCCGGAAGTGTACCAGTCATAGGTTTTGTCAAAGACAGCGGGGTCAGCGCTTTGTCCTTCCTGCTCACTATGGGGATCATCAATAATAAGCAGGTCTGCACCTTTACCAGTAACAGCTCCTCCAACTCCGATAGCGAAGTATTCGCCACCTTTGTTAGTACTCCATCGGCCAGCAGCTTTGGAGTCAGCCCGTAAAGCTAGTTCGGGGAAAACTTTTTTAAAATCATCTTCAGCAACAAGGTTACGAACCTTCCTGCCAAACCCAACAGAAAGCTCAGCAGTGTGTGCTGTCTGTATTACTTTCTTGTCAGGATACTGCCCCAGAAACCATGCGGGCAAAAGATACGAAGCAAACTCACTTTTAGTGTGTCTCGGCGGCATATTTACTATTAACCGCTTTAACTCACCACGAGCTATACGCTCAAAGGCATCAGCCATAATCTTATGATGCTCACCATCAATAAAAGCAGGCCACATGTTTCTAACAAAATCTATAAAACTTACTCTAGACTGTTCACGAATCTTAGCTTCTTCTAATTCTTCAAAAAGACCTAAGAACTCTTGCTGATCAGCCACAGGTAACTGACCAATACTGTCCTTCTCAGCTTCAGTAAGCTCCAATTATCCTACCCTCTATAGTACAGACATATATAGTCTCTACTAGCTAGTAACACCTTAAAATTAAACCTTAGAATGTACGTCTTAGTAGATACTAACGTATCTCCAAAGTATAGAAAGGATAATTATATCACATCATGCCTCTTGACAAACTTGGTGTCAACACTACCAAACTCTAAACTTTTGAAATTTTGCAAAAAATTTTGTTGCTCTATAAACGTATTGTTTTGTTAGTAGAAAAAGGCTCAAGTCTAATAATCGTTTGTGTGGAATGCTGTACCATGTATTGGGTAGCGTCCGTGGTCTCGGGGGGGGTGGGGGGTCAAGGGGAAGGGGTCAGGTGTTGCTCTATTAGGGGTCAGGTCTATTACATTGATGGGGTCAGGTCTATTAGGTTGATGAGTTGATGAGGCGATGAGCTAGTGGACCGGGTCATCAGTGGTGGGGGCAGCTATCTCTGCAAGCTTATCCCTAAGCAGTGTCATTATGTCTGCACTTGATCGCTCAGTCTTGATCTCAACAGTGTCTTGAAATACTCCACACGACCTGCCTAATTCTACCGTTGCCCTTATACGATTGCTGTCGTTGGGATCGGCATGGTCCATCATGTGCCTTAACTGGGTGAGTACCTTGTCTCTGTCTGACAGTCCTTGAGAGAGGGCTAGGCTATGTGCAAGAGCCTCCCGCTTAGCAGAATACTGTTTTATCAGGGGGGAAATCTTGGGGTGTGCGGCGAGTCGTGATCCTTCCTTCCTTATGTTAGCGACCTTCATGTTA